TTCATAATATCTCCTTTAATTCTTTTTTACTAATACTTTTAAAATACTCCGCTTGACTTACTTTCTTTTGAATATTCAAGTCAAAAAGCTTTTCTAGTCCTACATTACCAGTCATATCCCAGTAATGAACATCCTGTTCTTGTCCTGTTCTGAAACTTCGTCTTGATCCTTGATGTTTTAATCCGTAATCCCAAATCTTATCCCAGTAAATAGTGTAGGGAAGGTGTTGTAAATTCAAACCTAAACTTTCCTTTTGGTAACTTAAAACCGTGGCTTTTGGGAAGCGTTTTTTACATTCTTCCTGACTAGATACAAATCTTGCAAAAATGATATGCTTTTCTTCTGGGTAGCTTTCAAAATGTTTTTCCAAGGCTTCAAACTTCGATTCTGATACGCAATACCCCATTTGCATCTTGGTTGTCATAGCGAGAAAAATATTATTATTCATCGCTAGTAATTTTTCATCATCAAGATACTTTTCCTTAATATGATTATAATAATCTAATGCTTCACCTGTAACTTCATACGGAATATCACTGTAAATTTGCTTGATATTCAATTTCAAATCACACTCAAAAACATAGTGCTTGATCAATGAATAGAGATAGTCTATATTCTCATAACCCGATATAAATTCCTTAGTGTAGCTTTTACCTCCAAAAGTTTTAGTGACCGAAGTTGTTTCGCAAAACGTGTTTTTAAACTCGGCAATTCCCATGTTCAAAATCAAAGGAGAAAGAAACTGCATTTGCGACCATAGATCTAATAAATTCCGAGTGATAGGCGTGCCGTTCAATATCAATTTATATTCGACCATATTACCTAAAGTTAATAATCGTTGCGTCCGTTTTGCGTCGTGGTTCTTGATTTTTAAACTTTCATCAACCACCATAAAACAACGCCAAGCGGTAGAAATCTTTTTATACAACTGTAAATATTCACGGTCAGACATCCCTATGCTTTCAACACCTATGTAAATTACATTAGCACATTTAAAACCACCCCATTTATTTATTTCGTCAATAATAGACGGAATATTATCTTTTGGTTTTATCGTTCTTAATGGACCAACCCAAACGACTAAATCTACATCCTTAACGCTATTCACTAATTCAATAGTTGGACGTGTTTTTGCGGTTCCCGCTTCCATGAATAATGCACCTACTTTTAGCGGTAAAAACTTTTCTTTCACCGCTATTTGTTGAGGAAGTAAATCAATCATCTTTCAAGTTCTTTAAGGGGTTGTACTTCGGTAAATTCTATTTTGGTAGGTGTTTTTTTCGTAATCACATAGTTCGGTAGCTCTTTTAGAGTTTCACTATCAAACCAAGCTTCTTTTTTTTTGGAGTATTGAAGTTCTTTTTTTTCCAATATCCAAGCACTGATCCAATAGGCTTCACTTTTACTAACTGAGTAATCCTGTCCGAATATCTGGGAGTTTGGTATTAAAGCTTCTGATCCATCAAAAGCAATTGCCAACATACATTTATCAGATATTCTAGTAAGGCTCGAAAGCCTTACTGAATAACAATGCACTTTCATTATTTTTTTAATGATAATTTACAGTCATAAGCATCGTAAACACCATGATGACATTTCTGTTGTACTCCTTCAATGATTATTGGAAACCATTCTCCATTTACAAACTCTCCAAGTTCTACTAAACAACTTTCGTCTTCATAAATAGGATAACCACCGCTATATGACCAATGCCTTCTTACGTAAACTTTTTTAGCTTCAAATGTAATCCACCCGCATTCTGTACCAGAACCTTGGCTATCTGTCCCTAATGCTTTTCTTAATTCTGAAAATGTAGTAATTGCTTCCATAATTATATCGCTGACTTTATCGCCCTGCACCGGGCTTTCTAATTATTATATTACAAATGTAGCGTAAAAGAATCATTTATACAAGTAAAAAAGCTCTTTATAATTAATATAAATAACTTTTTAAATCATACTTGGGTCTGTAGTGGTAAAAGAAGAATGTGTATTTACTTTATTCACAAAAGAACGACGATAAATCCAATATTTAAAAGCATCTGAAAAGTTTGTGGAAAACATTGGACGAGATGCTAAAGGCAATTTCTCGGAACTTTTATCTTTATGAATAGTTCTGGAGCCTTTTCTATCTGTTTTTACCATAATTTTTGTTAGCTCTAACGAACTCTTACAGCATTTGCACAGAAACTTATCCATTCTTATTTTTGGAAGATTAGGGAAGCTTTCCGTAAGCATACGATTAGCAAACTGATATTCTTCTTCTTGTAAAATTGTTGCCTGATTTAACGACATTAAATTTACAACCCAACCTGTACTGTTTCCGTTTTCGTCTTTTTCAATGGCTCTTTTTAATGCTGATGCCCAGTCTCGCTTTGTTTTAGAATTTTGATTTCCCGAACGATCATAATACATATCCAATAACTTAACCGGATGATGTTTATAAAAATCCCTAAACTTTCTGCCTAGTTCCACCTCATTTTCTGGAGCAAGCGTATAAAACTCTTTTAGTCCATATAAATAATTACCTCTTTGTTGCCCAGAAATTATACTACTCATATCTCCAAAATCGACACCACATTCTAATTTTGCATTATGATCTATGTATCGAAGTGCTAACGAACTTTCCTCAATTGTATCTAATATTGAAAACCTATCGTAATATGAATTGTTTACACCATCCTCATAAAAATGATGATCGCCTAATGCTCCGTAGAATTTTTCTCCTTTAGAAATAGCAATTTTAAAGGAAAGAATGGCACTTTTAAATTCTTCTGGACCAAGTGCTTTTAAATTGGCACTAAAATAACCATCTGTTAGAATATCAACATTTACAAAGGAGGATGCTGCATAAAAAAACGTAGATCCTTTTCTTATTCTCGTCCATTGACATGTCCAGTCTTGCAAACTTTTTTTTAATCGTGCAAGTTCGCTAGTGTTACCTATTTGCTTTTGCGCTATAATTTCCTGCTTAATTTCATTTAGAACCAAAGCAGCATGAAGCGCCAGTTCTATTTGTTCCTGGTCCATTTCCTTTTCCATGTTCATAATCCAATCATCATCGTTTAAAATAATGTTTGGCATATCGGTAGTAAAAGTATTGCCCATATAATACACAGAATGACCAAAGGCAGCATATTCTCCACGCAAAGCAGGAGTAGAGCGGTCTAATTTCTTTTTCTTTAATAATCGTGCTTCATCGCCATATCTATGCTGATAAGAAGCACCTGCAAGCCCAGAAGGTTGGTCTAGTGAGCCTAGCACAAAATGACAACCGTTAAATATTGAAATACTGTGTTTATAAGATAATGGTGGTTTGTAAGGATTCTTAAAATGCGCTGGAGGTCTTTTATCGGTAATAAAATGAATTCCTTCTTTCCATCCTTTACGTTGCCAACCTTCAATTAAAGCAGGCAATACATTTGTAAGTGCATTTGCATATGTATCTGAAAGAAACATTTGATAACTTCTAGGCATATCATAAATAATGTCCATAGATCGTTCTGCAACAATATCAGAAGTCTTCGCAGAACCACGCCCTAAAACTCCATAGAAATCTTGCGGTTTTATTAAATCTACTAGCATTTTAACTTTAGACGCAAACATTACGTTTACATTATCGTCGTTAAGATTTACGTGGGTCCTTCTGCTCATTTGGGAATATTTCAAACGGAATAATATCGGCTTCCTGATATATTCGTTGTTTTTCTTTTTCGTTTAGGTCTGGAATCTTTTTATCAATAAATTCTTTTAGACGATTTCTGTCCATTTTTGGCAAACCAACTTCTTCTGCTTTTGTAGAATATACAATAAACGGACGTTGGAATATTTCGTCTGGTAATTCTTCTTTTTCGGCTTCAAATACGCCACGCATTTCTGCAGCAACTTTTACCATTTCAACAACACGCTTACTATCAGCACTGTCTTTTTTAATTTGACGCACAAAGTTTATTTCTTGATCAATAATATTGGCGTAGAAATTTCCCCATGCTTTTTTAGAAACATCTTTATCGGTATAGAAATATTCTATTGCTTCGTTATAAACTTGTGATGCTTTGTAATGCGTTAGTTTTTCGGTAATTATTAAATGCTTAATTACTTTTTGGCGACTTCCGTAAACGTCAATTCGCATTATCATTCCATGAACACGCGTAAGTAATTCTAAATACATAACTATTTCAGGCGGTGCATCGTTAGGATTTCCGCTTTCAATAAATGCATATATATCGTCTATGTTTATTTTATCAATCAACATCATGTCCAAATAAAATTCTATCTCTTACATTACATATTTCAATTTCCCTGCTTTCTTTTAAAAAAATTTGAGCCGCAGTAATGTTTCCGCTTTCTGCTAATTCTCTTTGTTTGTTCATTATATTGAACTGTGCTTTTAGTTTTCCTGCATCGAAAGCTTGTCTAATATCACTACGCTTATCATACCATAAAGCCATGAACCCTTTTTTTGGCAACTCTAATTGCTTGGCAATATTCTCTGGAGAATAATTACAAGCAGCTAAATCCATTGTCATTTGGATTTCTTCTTCTGTTATTAATAAGGGTAGTTCTTTCATTCTAGTACTTTTTTAAATTTATTGTTGTAAACAGTTGCAATCTAAAATCATACAACCCTTTACTATTAGCTAAAATATACTGTTCATAGTGTGCGTTTTCTGCCCAGTTACCAGAACCTTCAATTACAAAATGAGCATCGTTTGTTTTCATTAAACATACTTTTGCATGGCTCCAAGCATATAACACTTGGAAATTTGGACGGGTAGAACTCATTGCCATTAAATTATCAATAGTAACCGGATTTCGTTTAATCATACTATCCGAAATTAATAAAGTAACTTTTTCAATAATTCCTTTGTCGTGCATTTCAATTAAAGCATCTATTACTCTTCTACTAATAGAATAAGTACACGCATATAACTCTTTTACAGATTGCGACTTAGCAATTAATGGAATAAATGTAAAAGCATTAAACGCGGTATCACTTTGTAGAAAGAAAAACTCTTCAGCAGTTGGCAATCTATTTAAGTCTTCACTTAAATTAGATATTTTTTGGAAATGGCTAACCACATATTTTGACTGCCAAATTGCTGAAGGCTTTAGTTCTTCTTTTTCTTCTAATTCTATTTTTTTTGGATTAAAAAATTTATTCATTTTTTATACCTAAACGAGCATCTACCAATTTTAACTTTAATTCTCTTTGAGCAATTGCTTCACTTATTGTAGCAAGTTTCTCAATATTGCTTTTGTGCTTTTCTAAATCTGCTTTTTTACGAGATAAGTATGTAGCTGTTGAAGTTTTGAACTTAACCATGTCTTCATTAGTCATTGTATCTACTTCTTTTTTAGCTACTAATTCAAAGAATAAAGGATGCTTTCCTAAAACAGTTCCATTTTCTTTATAATGATTTAACTCATCATACAACGCCCTGTTTTCTGCAAATGCTTGTTCTGCTAGTTTTGCTAATTCTTGAAGCTCTGGATCATTTTCATCTTGAGCAGCAACTTGTGTAATATTTGCATGTAAGGCAGCATATCTATTGTGCGCTGCTATTTTACGCCCTACAACAATATGCATTTCATCTGGAGTTTCTTTGTCGTTTAAAAAAGGAAACTCTTCTCGAATTTTTACTTTTTCGTCTGTTGGCAAATCTGTTTTTTCTGAATGTTCATTTAAATTAAGATTTGAATCCTCTAGGTTTTTATCCTCTAGGTTTTTATCTTCATTTCCTTCTTTAGAAAAATCTTCATCAGAAATTACTTCCAGAACATAAGATTTAACTTCTGCATCTTTAATACCGTGCAGTTGTTGTAAATCATACAAAAGATTC